GCATGGTATTAAATTTAAACTCGTACCGCGTACTGACGTCCAATCCGGCATCGATTTGGTGCGTCGTATATTGATTAATGTAACTTTTGAATTAACACGTACTAACGACGGTCTGAGGGCCCTTAAAGAATATCATAAGGAATGGGATGAAAAATCACAGATGTTCTCTGATAAGCCTTGCCACGACTGGTCATCTCACGGATCAGATGCATTCAGATATCTTGCGCAAGCCGTGGTGACATACATAGACAAAGCAATGGACAGACCAACTCTTGCTAATCAAGCGGATTTTAGAGTCAATCCTTTGATAGATAAAATTAAAAAATATGATGACGATGATGACGAGAAGCCACGTGGACGGTTGAAGAGGTCACGGAGAGAACAATTGGCGATCACGGAGTACGATATATATAATTACTAGTTGCATTTTTTCTCACAACTTGTTATTATATAACTGGTAATACAACAAGGAGAGGTCAATGGCACCAGTAGTAGCAGCACTTGTTACAGCAGCGGCAGCGGTCACCACCACAGTGATGTCCAATAATGCAGCGAAGAAGCAACAGCAACGACAATTGGATTATCAACGACAATTGAACGAAGAGCAGGCACAAACAGCAGCGCAGGAACAACAGCTGAAGACTGAATCGCTGGATAGACAAAAAGCATATTCACTGTCATTACTTGATAATAATACTACATTGAACTCATTGGGTAATATCCCTGATGATGAGACACTGGGCTCTTCTAATAATGTGACACTTAATACAACCGATCAGCAGACTGGTGTGCAGTCTATGTTCGCATAAGGAGATTATACGATGGGATTTGGGGGATCAGCAACACCTTACCAACCGGTACAAACAACAACTACAGCAGAGGTAGCAGATCAAAACAAAGGTGCTACTGATGCTGAGAAGATGAAGAAGAAAAGAAGCAATGCATTTGGAGCAGACACTGTTACAAATATGGGAAGTTTATTGCCTAATTTATCAGGGCCTGATACAACTATGTCTTCAGGTTCTTTACTAGGCTTGAGCGATACTCTTGGGAGATAGGAATGGTAGAGATTAATGTACCGGATCATATAGCAGATCTTGCTAAAAAGGCATTACAATCACCAGGGATACAGGAAGCAGCACAGCACTTCGCCTCTGGTGTGAAGCAGCGTGATGCGTACGCGAAACACTATGCAGAACACGTAGATAAAGCTCTGGGTGTTATTCGTAGATTTGAAGTAGCGAAACAGAAACGTGAGCAATTTGTGCCAATATGGCAAGAAGTAGCAGATTTGGTATTACCGGCACACGGAGGGTTCTATAACCTTGACACAGATTATTCTATATACACATATGATACGCATCCGGATAAGTATGATGATACTGCTACTAATGCTTTAGTAAAAGCAGCATCAGCTTTCTATTCATACACTGCTAATCCGGCAACAGATTGGTTTTCTTTTTCTTTAATATCTACATCTAAAAAGAAAAAGAATGAGAAGACTGACCCATACTCTGTATGGCGTCTACTAAGAACTAGAGAGGTGCGTGAATATTTAGCAGAGGCAGCAGAGACAACGGCACGCTATATCAACTCTAAGGCACAAGCAGGATGGCACGCTGTAGCACAAGAAGTAATTGCTTATTCCACATCTGCTCTATTTATTATTGAAGACCCAACAGACCAATTAATCAATATTCAACCGGTATCTCTAAAGGACTTGTACTTACTTAATAACGTAGCAGGAGATGTATCAGAAGTATATCGTACTGTTCCAATGACCAATGAGCAGGTAATGCAACAGTTTGGTATTAAGGGTTGTGTACCTGACGAGATAATGGATGGTGCAGTACGAGACCCAATGAAGGATAGAACAATTCTTCATGCGGTGTATCCACGTATTGTGAGAGATCCATCTATGCCTGATGCTGCTAATATGCCATACGCATCAGTTTGGATTGATTTGCAGTCTAAGCACATATTATATGAATCAGGCTTTGAAGAAATGCCTTATGCGGTAGCTCGTATTAATGTACCGGCAGGATATATTTATGGTTTCTCTCCTGCTATGAATGTACGTCATACTGTTAAATCCTTGAATAAATTAGTAAAACAAAAACTAACAGCAGGGGATTTGGCGTTATCCCCATCAATGAACGTACCACTTGATACTTATGTGAATCCATTATCTATGAAGCCTGCAGCACTAAACTACCACGAACCTGATGCAGCATATAGAGCTGAACCGATGCACACGATTGGCAACTTCCAAATCAATACGGAAACAATTAAAGATGCTCGTGATCAAGTGCGTCAAGGATTATTAATAGATTTAATTGAACAAACAAATAAAGACAATACTTACCAAGCAATGCAGGAGCAGCTATTGCAATTAAAATTAATGTCTCCTTGGCAAGGTGGTATTGAAAAGTCCTGTCTTAGACCATTAGTTTTACGCGTGTTTGCGATCCTTTCCAGACGTGGAGGTATATTACCTGATATGCCTCCTGTTCTTCAAGAAGCAGTTAATCAAGGCTCTGTGAAGTTGAAGATTGTTTACGAATCACCACTTGCTAAAGCACAGCAACACTTTAAACTTTCTGCTATTGAACGTGTCTTAGCCTTTGCCGGACAAACAGCACAGATGGGTGGAATGGATTCTGTGAACATTGATGAGATGGTTCGTTTATATGCTGAACTTCTTGGAGCACCAACAGGTATCTTATACTCACCTGAAGAGATGGAACAACGTCGTCAGCAACAACAAATGCAACAACAACAAATGCAAGACGCGATGTTGGCTCAACAACAAGCACAAACAGCTCAAGCTGGTGCCGGTGCTATTCTCAATGCTCAACAAGCACAAGGACAACAAATTCAGAATTCTCAAATGATGGGTGGAATGCAATAATGAACATGCAAGATTTTATATATAAGGTACGAGGGATTAATCCCGACGCCAAAAAGGCTTTTGTTTCCTTATTTAATTCTTCTTCTACCAGAACTCGTGGTTCTAGAGTATTAGAAGATTTAATGATTAGATTTCATTTCTATGGAGCAAAGCCCACCACAGACGCAATACTTCTTGCTAAGCAAGCAGCATACAGAGAAGTAATTGAATACATACTAACGATGGCAGCCAGAGTATCATCAGATACGCTATCAGAAATTGAAACGTTTATAAATAAAGGAGGAAATTCAGATGAATAACGCAGATCCAAATGGCTTATTAAATTTAGGTGGAACACCGGATCCAAATGCAAACGCAGATCCAAATGCAAAGGCAGATCCAAATGCAACACCACCCTCAGCAGATCCGGGAACTAACCCACCACCAGCTAATCAAGATTTTAAATCAACTTGGAAAGAATATATTCCCGAAGACTTAAAAGATAGAGCAGAATGGAACAACATTAAGGATCCGTCTGATTTATTTAAAAATTATATTAATGCTCAACAAACTATTTCAAAATCAGTGCGTCTTCCTGATGAACAATCAACACCAGAAGATATCGCAGCATTTTATATTAAACTGGGTAAACCTTCTAAAAAAGAAGATTATACTTTTGAATATCAACAAAAAGATGGAGATATGTACAACAAAGAATCATTTGATTTCTCCATGTTTCAAGACCTTGCTGACAAAGCTAACCTAACTGAAAATCAATACAAAGCACTTGCTACAGCATATATTGATGTTCAAAATGATGCCTATAAAAACTATACAAAAACTTTAGCAGACCAAGCAGCAGAAGAATTAAAGACTGCTGAAGGCAAACTAAAAAATGCTTGGGGAACGCAATACAATAACAATATAAACTTAATCACTGAAAAAGTGAAGAAATTGTATCCGAAGGCAACATTGAACCGCATGCAAAATGCAGGTCTATTCAGGGATGCAGACTTCTTATCTGCTCACTTGAAGTTGACAAAAATGATGACAGGTGATACAGTATTTATAGAAGGCAATGCTGTTGAGAACGTTCCACAGACATTGCAAACACTTTCTGAGAAGAGAGATAAATTAATGGCAGAAGATTATTCTAAAAACAGAGAAGCAATCTTAAACCTTAATAAACAAATCGTACGATTAAAACAATCTCAAACTCAGGGAGCTGCGAAGTTTCTAGGGTAACCTCGAAAGAGACCCGAAGAGTTAAGGCTTCAAACCACAACTTCTTTACTAAAACCGAGAGGCAACTTTAGTTTAGAGAACAAACGTAAGTACAGTAAAACAAGAGGAGTTGTAAAATGATTTTATTACCTTTAGTTGAAGAACAGTTTTCTTCAGAAATTAAATTATGCTACCAAAAAAGAGACTCAATCTATTCTCAATTGGTAACAACCAGACCTGTTCCGACTGGTGATAGAACATACTTCAACCGTTCTCATGCCGGTACTCCTGCTGGTAAAAAAGCAAGATTTGGTAAAATTCCTCGCAACGGTGGTTCTTTAGACAGAGTACCTTGCGACTTGGAAACTTTCTACGCAGGTGACGAAATTGATGAACAAGAAGTATCTTCAACATCAGCAAACGGAATGTTAGTTATCACTGATAACGCTATGGCATCAATGAACCAAAGAGTTGACTCAATGATCTTAGACGCTATCAATACAACTAGCAACACAATTGAGGCAGCAAATGGCTTCACTTTGGATGTAGCTAAATCAATCTGGGCTCACTTCCAAAAGAACCATATCTTCAGAAACAAAGAAATGCCTATTATCAACTTAGGTGTTGAAGAATGGGATGACTTGATGTCTATTGATCAGTTCTACAAGGCTGATGTAATTGGATATTCTAAACTTCCATACTTATTCTCTGAAGCTGAAACAGGTCGTTACTGGATGGATATGGTATGGCGTGTAGACCCTGATATTCCATCAGGTGGTCAAAACAAAAATGTATGTAATGCTTTTGTTAAATCTTGTGTAGGTTTGGCATTAGGTGGTGTAGATAAAACTCGTGTTATCGAAACTGAAGATGATACAATTTTATACTACATGAGACGTAAGTTAGGTACTTGCTTGATTGACGATACTGGTGTATTGAAAATCACAGTAACTCACGCATAATGGTAGGGGACAAATTGTCCCCACCGTATTTCAGTAATCACAGTAAAGGAGAACAGAAATGGCAGTAGATATTAAATTATTTGCACCGGTAGCAAGAGCAACTAACGCTATTTACTTATACGTTCAACCAGATGAAGACTTGTCTGTTATCACAGCAGCTAACTATTTCAATAGCAAAGATTTATCCGGTTCTGTAAAAGTTGGCGATGTTATTATTGTTAATGCAAAAGATAAAGCAGCATTGTTGAAAGTAACAACAGTAAAACCTACAGAAGGTACTGTTACAGTTAAATCCGCAATTGCTGAAGCTGGAGCATAAGTCGAGTAGACTTGCAAATTTTAAACAAACAGGCTATAATGAATTCAGGTTCAAAGTAGCCTGTTTTGTATTAACTAAAGGAGGAAACTATGCCAGAAGTACAATCTAAAAAACCAGAAATGGAAGCAGTAGTAAACATTAAAAACTTTTCTACTATTCCAAATAGTAATTCTGAGTTCTGTGTTTATACATATAAAGCAGAATATGAAACACCAGACCAAATTACAAGACCCGGTTTCTTTAATGCAGCTTATTCTTTTTTAAATCCTGGAGATACAATCCGTGTATTCAGATTTGATTTAGAAGGTAACTTAACTCATTACTTACAATACATCGTGTATAAAGTAGACAAGATTAATAAGAAAGTTACAGTAGCAGCATTAGCTAAAAACAATCTCGATAACCGAGTAGTGTAGGAGGAATATATGGGTCTATCCTTGGTAGAACTGGCAAATGATGCCTTAGCAACATTAGGAGAACAACCGATCGTCAATCTCAATCCTGAGAATGCAACATCTACTGCTCTGCTTATAAATATGAAGTATCCTCTTGTTTGGCGTTCTATTTTAATGGAAGCTGATTGGAACTGCGCACGTCGTACTCAGAAGCTTTCTAAAATTAAAGATATAAAAAACAGAGGTTATAAATATACATACCAACTACCGACTGACCCGGAATGTCTTCATGTGCAACAGATCTCCGTTGATGATGGAGAAACGTATATAGATCTAAATGCTTATTATAACTGGAATGCCGGGCCCAAGCAGGCTCTTTTCGATATTGAAGACGGTACTCTGGTTAGTAATAGTGAAACAGTGTGGATTAAATATACAGCACTGATTGATCCGGCAGAATTTGATCCCTTCTTGGCAGCGGCTTTTTCTGCTCAATTAGCAGCAGAGTTGGCTTACGCCATTCCGGCTTCTGCGGCATTAGGACAATACCTGGCTCAAGAAGCAAACAGGAAATTAAAGAAAGCGAAATCTCGTAATGCCCTTGATAGAAATATTGTTCGACCAACGGGTGAAGTAGTGGGTGTGCGCTATTTTAATGGTGACTCTAGACTTCGTGTAGATATGTCTGAGGAAAAAAATAATGGTTAAACTTGTTGATAAACAGACAGCGTTTAATACAGGGATTATCACGAATAAATTGCAAGGGCGTGATGATCTTAAACAATACCCGACAGCAGTGCAAGACGCTGTAAATTTCTTAGCCTCTAAGTATGGCCCCATGATTAAACGTGTAGGCTCCCGTTATATTATGGATGCTATTGAAGGACCCAACACAGCTATCCGCCTGGTGCCCTTTGTGTATTCACTGCGACAAACATATTTGTTATTGTTTATAAAAGATTATATGTATGTTATGACTTTTAATGGTCTTAACTTCACGCCAGTGTACGCGGGGGCATCAAGCACTAATCCTTATAAATTAAAGACAGGTTTTACTGAATATGATGTTGCAAATATGTCCTATGTGCAACAAGGATCAAATCTTTATGTAGCGCTTCCTAAAAGAGAAGGCACAACGCAGGGTCAAGTGCCCAGAATATTCACAGCAGGTTCAGCTTCAAATATATATCTGGACAATTGGACGATGCATGCTCTTAATGAAAAAGACTCCAATGGGGTAACAAAATATTATGAAGATGGTCCATATGATGATACAAACTATTCAACATCAAAGTTATACCTTCTGCTGCTCAGGCAGGATCTATCACTGTTACCTTAACGGGAATCTCTGCGGACTCTACTTGGGTGGGGCGCCATATTCGTATGAATCATCCGGAAGAAAAATCCTTAGAAGACCGTTGGGGTTGGGGTGTTATTACTGCTGTAACAAATGCAACTACCTTGCAAGTATTTATGATGCAAAAGGCTTGGTCAACCGAAGCAACCAATGAATTTAGATTAGGCGCTTGGTACGGTACTAACTGGCCTCAACTTGTAACAGTTCATGAACAGAGACTATGCTGGGCAGGTAAGACACAATACCCGTGGCTATGGATGTCTTCAAGTTTCAATTTCTTTAACTTTGCACCAACTGATTACAATGACAATGTTAAGGATACATGTGGTATATTTTATAACATGGCAATGGATCAAGAATCTCATCTTAAATGGATGGCTTCTCTTGGTTCACTTATTCTTGGTACAGACTTGTATGAGATGAGGATGTATTCATCAGGTGCTGCTTTAGCTCCCGGTGATTGCGTTGTACGAAAGGAGTCCACTTATGGTGCTCATGATGCTACTCCTGTTATTACCGATGACACTCT